AAGCGTATTGTACCCAACTTACGTCAAATGTAATCCCTGAATAAGTAGCATTAGTACTTCTAGTTAAACCAGAATTTGCACCAATGTATCCATCAAGTGTTGCATCTGAACATGACACACATGTTGGGTGTGTTAAATCTACTTCTAAAAGTAATGAACCATCTGCAGTACAGATATTACTATAATCTACGATACCTTTACCGTATTTTTGAGTAATAAGTCTAAAAGGTACTTCTCCACCACTCGCAATAATAAGATTACCGTTATTATCTTTAATGTCTCCACCTCTAACAACAACTTTAAGTGATGCTAAAAATGATTCAGTATCCATCTCATTTCCGTCTGGTCCTGTTAATCTACCAGCGTTTTGGTTGTTAAATCCTTTTACACCTAATTTAAGGTATCTAACTGAATTATCACCCGCTAACGCTTTTTGTGCTCCAGCAGCATATTCATCATCAACAGAAAGTCCTGAAAGGATTAATACGTTACCAGTGTTATTAACGTTACCAACCTCAACGTTAAGAGTAGGCTTACCTTTAGATGCATCATACAAACCATCGTTGTAATATAAATCGTAAAGACTTTTTGCGTAGAATGTTGTTGCAGATACATCTGTACAATCTCCGATTACACATTCTGGTAATGCACCGTTAGTAGTACCATTATCACCATTCAATGGAAACTGTCCATCAGATGTTTTAGGTACAAAGAAGAATAATTTACCGATTGGCATGTTCATCGCTTGTACTGATACGATATCGTTAGCCAATAATTTAGAGAATACTCTTCTCACAATTGGGAAAACTACAGTTTCGAAAGAACCTGATGAGTCTGCAGAAGTTGATTCATTCAACAAAGCAGATGCTTGGTTTTCATACAATTGAGCGATGTTCTCTTTTACGTGACCTTTTAAACCTTCTAAGAAACCTAATTTGTTCCATTTAGAGATAGTTTTAGATCTAATTTGCTTTAGGTGTTCTAGTCCGATATTTCCGACTTCACCTGAGTTTAACAAATGTCCCATTTTAATTTTTATTTTTTATTTTGTTATTTTATTATTTTTATGAGATTCTTCTCATTAAATCTTTAATTGCCGTAATTTGTGGATCTACATAAGCAGTAGACTCATTCAAATTAGTGGACTTAGAAGATTGGATTGTTTTATTAACTTTATTTTCTACAGATTCATTCATAGGGGATTTATTATCTAATTCCGTTTTGATAGTTTTGTAGATGTTTTTAGATTCTTTAATAGTCTCAGCATTATCAAATCTCTTAAGAATATCCATTTTTTCTTTCTTAGTAGTTGAATGCTCAGTAAATAATCTATTAACATAAGCCAAGTTAGTGTTAAACAACGCAACTTCGTTTAGTTTTTCTTTGAATACATTAAGTGCTTTTTTATACTCTTCTTTTTTAGTTTTCAACTCTTTGTATTCTCTCATTATTTTGGATTCGGAAACTGTGTTTTTTGTTGGTTCTCTACGAACTATAGGTTTACTTGTTGTTCTAGATTCTCTAGCCGCTAATCTAGCACCATGATATCTTTGTTTACCACTAGTTCTAGAGTGTCTTTGCAACTTATCCTCTTCAATGTATGCACCTTCTTCAAAACTTTCAAGATCTTCAAAATCTTCAATCGGTCTACTTCCAGCATGTCTTCCTTCTGGAGTATCTCTTAACCATCTTGAAGCATCATCTGAATTGTTTATTTTAAAATTCATAGTTGCATCTGAAACTTTTCCTCCTGGTACATAATCTCCAGGTACATAATCTTCCGATGGTTCATTCATTTCAATTTCGTAGACGATTTCATCTTTTTCTTCATACATACCTGAACCACATTCAGAACAGTATTTACCTTCTTCGTCTTCGTACATTGCGCCTGAACCACATTCAGAACATTGTTCACCTTCTTCGTGCATAGAACCCCATCCTTCTTCCATAGATTCCTTAATATAATACTCTGCACCCGTTCCGTTATCTTTTAGATGAATACCTCCTTCGTCTTTAACTACCTCTACTTCGTCATTATCAGAAAGTTTTTTAAATACTTTAACTACTTCTTCATCAGAAGCACCTGTTAAATCTAAAATTTCTTCACTTTCATCATCTGAACCCATCATAGGTAATTCTAAACCTAAACCAATTTCATCGTCATCATCTTCTACACCTTCACCAGCATCTAAGTCTAGGTCAGTGTCTAAGTCTAAGTCAATTTTATTTGGTTCCTCATCTTCATCATCTTCATCATCACCAAACTGTAATGAATCATCTTCATCAGATTCTTCTTCATCGTCAAGATCTAACTTAACGTCTTCTTCATCATCGGACCCTTTAGTTTCTACATCGTCAACACTAATCTCATCATCTTCTTCTTCTGAGATTGGTTCTTCTTTCTTTTCACCTTTATTTTTTAAAGATGACTCAACGATGCTTTCAATTTCTTTCGACATATGTGCCGCAAGTATTTCTTTCGTGTTGGCTTTTAAGGCATCCTCTAAAGACTTTGCTTCTAGTAAAGCCTCTTCGATGATTGATTTCTTTTTTTCAGCCATTTTTTTCTTTTTTTATTTTTTTTTATTTATTATTAAATAACGCAAAATATTTCGCATTTCTTAATAAATATGCAATACTTTTAAAAAGTGTTATTTTTTTATTAATCCAGTAAAAAATTATTTAAAGAGTCTTTTAAAAGATTATCTTCATTTTTAATTTTAGATTCTGACATTTGTTGTTCCCTAGAAGGTTCTTCACTATAAATCCAAGAACCTGGTGTTGATGGCGATGTGACAATATCCCAACAAATCAATTCGAAGTCGTCTTGTACAATATTTTTACCACCTTCTTTTTCTAAAGAACCTACACCTCTTGACGATACACCAATCTTTAAACCTTTTCTAATGTAATTAGCAACTCTATCACCCTCACAAGAAATTATTCCTTGATTAACAAATCCTGGTGACATAATAATTTCTAATTTACCCATCAATACATTACCTTCCCACCACAAGTCAACTACGTTGTGAGAAATTCTACTTACTGCAACTATTGAAGATTCTGGGTGATCTGCCTCACCTAACGCTCTTTTTTCTTTGATTAATTTTAAATAGTTTTCTGCCTCTCTCCTTAAGATGGCTTCAGGGTATATCCTACCATTTCTATTTTCTACACCATACTTTTGCATTACGGCATAAACAACCAAAGGTTCTTCTATAATAGGTTGACCTTTGGTTAAGTTTGACATCTCATTCACAAAATGTCTATTATCTTTTGGGGAAATGTATCCTGCGTCGTATTCAACAAGGATACCTTTTATATTTATTTCGTTTTTTTTAAGAATTTCCATAACAGTGATATACTTTTATTATAAATATACCACTGTAGTAAAAAATTACTTTTTAGATTTATGGAAAGTAAAAACTGAATTGTTTTCTAAACACTCGTTTACCACATCATAGATTATTCTCTTACTATTTTCTATGATATTAATTTTATTAATTGGTAAATGTTTTTTTTGATATAATGTTATTTCACATGACATAAAACTTCTTTTGTTTACATTTAACCCTGAAGTCCTCATATCTAAATCAACAATGTATTTATTATCGTGAAATAATTCTTTATTGATATTGTTACTTATTTTTTGTTTTATTTTTTTTCTTATATTACTTAAGAAAAATTCGTAGTTAAAATTTTCGTAATTTTCTTTTAACTCACCCCATGCACACAAGTTTAAATATAAACTTTTTGATTCTTTATTATTTACGGTACCGATTTTTGTTTTATAGTTTTCTAATAAATCTAACTTGATTTCTTTTCCTAATTTCATTCATAAAATTTTTCATATATTGTTATTTTAAAGTTTATGTAATTATACTATTAAAATAGTTAGTAGTCAAATTATGGAAATAAAAAACCCCTCTTTCGGAGGGGTTTGTATTTAATCTATCGATTCTTTTAAATTGTAAATTTTACTTATCTGTGAGTTGAAATTTTCATAATCAAAATTAGTGTTTAATAACTTATCTTTTACTTTTAATAATTTATCTTTTATCTCAACATCTGATGATTCATTTACTTTATTATCTATATTTTTTATACACTCTCTTTTTACTGTTTCGAATAAAGATTTTTTATCTTCTTTATTACCATTTAAAACCGTTTTAATTATTTCTTTTTCAGTTTCATTTATTTCAGAGTATTTTGTATTGAATTTCGTAACTAAAATATTTGCCAACATACTAGGTGGTAAATCTATGGATTCAGTAACTACAGTTTCTTCCTCCTTCTCCAACATCCTATTAGTTATATTATTAATTGATTCTTGAATTTTATTGATATTAGATGCGTTTTTATTCGTATTCACTAAAAAATTAATATCATTGTAAAAAGATTCGTTTTCCTTAACCAACGATACACCTTTAAGTAATTTGGTGAAATATTCATTTCCACTATCAATATGTTTTTTATTTAATGATTTTAATAAATCAATATTCTCTTTTATATATTCTTTTGCCTCAGTGGAATCATCAAACTTAGTATTCTGTAAATTACTATAGATTAAATACTGTTCCTTTAAAGTATCATTATTACCAATAGTTTTTAAGAATTTATTAAACAATTTTTTACCCTTATCATCTTTATTAATGATAGACTCAATCATTAACTGTTTAAAAGTATCTTTTATATTACCAAAATTTTTCATGTGTTAGTTTTTTATAATAAATATTAAACTTTTATAAAAAAACTTATTTAGTTAGTTTATCTATTTCTCTAGTCATTTCACTAATTTTAGAATTTAACACATCAGTACCTTTTTCAAAAGAATCTAAATTGTAAATATGATCATTTTTTTCTAAACTTTCAGTTAATCGTCTTAAATATATTCCCTGATATCTTTTAGTTTTTTCTTCATATATTCTTCTTTTTTCTTCTGTTAAAAGGTTACCGTCTTTTCTAAAAGATTCAGTAGTTGCTGGTTCTGCGGCTGGTTCTGCGGCTGGTTCTGCACCTGCACCCATATCTCCACCTGCACCCATATCTGCACCACCTGCGTCACCACCAGCACCTGCTTCGGCTTCACCAGCACCCGATAATAATGCGTCAAAGTCACCATAAAGTTTATCCACTCTATCAAATATACCTGTCTTCTTAATAACTTCTGCAGTTTGTTCCATTTCCGCTGCTGCCGCCTTTTCTAATCTTTGTTGTTCTAAATCATTTCTGATTTCTTCATCAGACATACCTAATATTTCTTTTTTGGCTCTAGTCATAGA